ATATCAAGTTGAAGAGAGTGATGTTGCTCTATCAACTGCTACTCTGAGCTTGTCAGGAAATCTAACAAATATTGAACAAGCTGACAGTTCATCTAGTATTGGTTCTGTATCGATAACGGCTATATCAAGCATTGTCGAAGCAAATGACAATGTGGCGTCTATATCTAATCTAACAATTACAGGTAATGTGAATGTAACAGAAGCTGGTGATACAGTTTCAGCTTCGACAATGCCTGCTATTAACGGTGCAATAAATGTAGCGGAAGTTGGCGATACATTAACATCTAACTCTAAGCTGATAATTACAGGAGCACTAGGACAGAGCGGTTCTCTAACTCTTCTGGGTGATCAAGTTCTGCTTCTGGGTGTTGACATTGTTATTGGTGGTAATACAGTTGAATCGTTTAGCGATAGTATGATAGCAAACGCTGGTACTGGTAATATTGGCTATCTATCACTATTCATAACAGAAGATGACGATACTCTTGATGCTAGACTGAATAACGTGCTATATCAAGGGGCTGCTAACATAAATGAAGCTAACGATACTCTTAATAGTATTATTTCACTGCCTATTGGTGGTGCCACAACCTTCACAGAAGCAGATGATACAAGTTCATCGTACATTAGTAATGTTGTTGGAGCATATTTGAATGTTACAGAACAATCAGATACAATTAGCTCTGTATCAAATATTATAACACAAGGATATACATCAGCTAATGAAGTTGATGATAATCTAATTGCTATTGCATACGTTACAATTAGAGCCAACACTTCTATAACAGAGGCTAATGATACACTTCATGCTTCAACAGGATCACATCTGTTTGGTGATCTTACTGTAACAGAAGAGAACGATACTCTAACAAGTTTGATTCTTGATAATATTCACGCTGTTGTTGATACTACAGAAATCAGTGATACTCTACAATCAACTGTAACAAGTTCGATTCATGGTACATTGGAGCTTGTTGAAGCTGGTGATTACACAACATTTGCTACTGCCAATATTACAATTCGTGGCTATGCTAACTTTAACCAGAATGATGACACTTTCACATCAAAGGCAAATATCATCAATCATGGATATTTGGACAAGACAGAAGCTAATGACAACGTTCACGCATCTGGATATAGAACAATATCGAATTGCTATAGATGGAATGGTTCTCAGTGGGTTAGAGTCCCAATCAAGTGGTGGGATGGAACTCGTTGGATCACAGCTCGCACAAGAATGTGGAATGGTTCTCAATGGTTATAAATAGTTAAAAGGATTTCATAAATGTCAATTCATAAGCCATCAACAAGAACAGAATTTAAAGAATATGTTTTGAGATCACTTGGTAAACCTGTGATCAATATTAACGTTAGCAACGAACAAGTTGAAGACTCAATCGAGTATGCTCTTTCGTATTTTATTGACTATCATTATGCTGGATCTAATGCCACATATATTAAACATCAGCTTGTTGATGCAGACATTACGAACGATTATATTGTTATGGACGAAAATATTATTGGTGTAAAACGAGTATTTCCCATTGGAAGCAATACAGGTTCATCATCAGACATATTCTCTCCTCAATATCAGATGACACTATCCATGCTTCCAGATATGTCAAATCTAGATCTTGTGCCATACTTTATGATGCGTTATCAATTCGCTCAGATTGCTGAACTGTTCACAGGACAGTTTCCTATCCGATATAATAGAGTGAATGACAAGCTTTATCTTGACTGCAATAAAAATAAACTCGTTGTCGGTGACTACATCATCATCGAATGCTTTACAGCAATTAATCCTACAACAGATACCGATGTATGGAGTGAGCGTATTCTTCAACGTCACACAGCTGCTCTTGTGAAAAAGGTATGGGGTCAGAACCTAAGTAAGTTTGAAGGTATTCAACTTCCTGGTGGAGTAACAATGAATGGACGTGAAATATATTCTGATGCCGTGGCTGAAATTCAAGAGATTGAAAGCACATATAGAGACAACTATAGCATTCCTCCTCTTGATCTGGTAATGTAATGCCTACAAATCCATATTTCAATAATTTTCAAGCAACAAACGAACAAAATCTAATTGAGGATTTGATTGTCGAATCAATCCGTATGTACGCTCACGAGATGTATTATATGCCAAGAACTGGCATAAACAAAGATACCACTCTTAATGAATATGAATACAACAAATATGAAATAGCTCTTTCAGTCGAATTCTACATAAAAAGTTCTGCTTCTTTTGAAGGTATGGGTGCTTTTATGGGTAAATTTGATGCTCAGGTCAAAGATCAGATCACTCTGGTTATGTCAAAGAGAAGCTTCATCGACTTTATTAAACCATTCACAGGAGCAGATCGTCCCCTTGAGGGCGATCTTGTGTATGTTCCAATGATAGATGCTTGCTTTCAAGTCAATTATGTTGAAACAGCTCTACCATTTTATACACTTGGTAAGTTGCAGACATACGAGATCAATCTAGAACTATATGAATCAACTGGCGATCTATTTGCTACAGGTCTTCCATATATTGACGACAAATATAATGCTAAAAACGATATTGCCAATGATCCATTTGATCAAAGTAGCATTTTTGAAGCAAAGGCTAATACAATGCTAGATTTCTCTGAAACAAACCCATTTACTGACGGTTTTTAAGGTAATGCCGTCAGCTCTCCATTGATTATGCGAACAATATCTTGAGGACGTACAAAAACACAAGTATTTTCTATCTCGTGTTGTCTTCTTTTGGGAATATCGTAGTGATTTCTATGAAACCAAATTCTCTTGATATCAAGTTGGTTGGCCATCATGTGCAAATTCTCAATGCTATATGGTATACAAACCAGATGTCGTCTACCGTCTGTAACAAACTTCATTGTAAAATCCTATTCATAAATATCATAAACATAAGAGGACATAATGACAACATCTGATTATTTCTATCATGCCAGTTTTAAAAAAGCTGTCCAAATCTTTGGAAGTAGATTCAACAATATTAAAATTAAAAGAGAATCTGCAGATGGTGTGACAGCTCAGACAGTTAATGTACCTATATCTTATGCTCCTATTCAAAAAGAACTTGCAAGAATACAAGCTGATCCTAAGGGAGCTCGTGATAGTAATATCATTCTACCAAGAATGACGTTCGAGATTATCAATCAGGGCCGCGATATAACTCGTGTGACATCTGTCAATAATATTATCAAATCTGGCACACACCAATACTATATGGTTCCATATATATTAACTTTTGAACTTAATATTATGGCAAAGAATATGGAAGACTCACTGAAAATTGTTGAACAGATCATACCATTTTTTAATCCTAAGTTAGCTATTAGAGCTCAACTACTTGAGAATATTCCAGATACTTTTGATATACCACTAGTATTAAATACAATTAATATGCAAGACTCCTACGATGGCGACTTTATAACACGTAGAGCAGTGATATGGACCCTACAGTTTACAATGAATTATTATTTGTTTGGTCCTGTAACTGACTCGAAACTAATCAAATTTGTTACAACAAATGTATATTCAGACCCTGAAATGCAGAACAAAGACTTGATAATGACTCTGCAACCTGGTTTGACATCTAATAGTCAACCTACTGCAAATGTGTCAGAATCTATCGATTATCACTTGATTAATAAGGATGATGATTATGGATTTATTTATGATACAAATGAAAATCCGTAATTCGGTTCTAACTTACTGTTTTTATTGATCGCGTGTTGACTTTTTATAAATAATAAAAACAGAGGATATAATATGACAGACCCAATATATGAAAAGATGGATTTAGCTCCTATAAAGAAGAATCCCATTGAACTTGTTCCAGTTGACAAAACAGTTAGTGACAGTGTGAAGGACGATTTAGATGAAGCCAGAACCAATGTACAGACACTCATAACTCTAGGAGATGATGCTCTAAGAGAATTGAAATCTATATCATCTGCATCTCAGGACCCAAAAGCGTATCGAGAGTATTCTGTTCTAACGAAGGTATTGTTAGATGCTAACAAAGCTCTTGTCGACATAGCTAAAGCTCGTCACGATATCAATACTGGAAAAACAGACCAAAAGATGGTCGAAGATAATCAAACAATCAATAATAACCTTTTCGTTGGTAGCACATCAGAAGCTCTTGAATTGATCAGAAAAGGGAATAAAGAATAATGGTTGATTTTAATGATCGCTACATGCGTAATAGCAACCTACCAAACGCAGGTGCTAAGAAACAGTTCAGTATTGAGACTATGGCTGAACTAGATAAATGTGAACGTGACCCCATATACTTTGCCACAAAATATTTCAAGATTGTTCACGTGGATAGAGGGCTTATACCTTTCGAGTTGTATGATTATCAACGTGAAGCCATTGAGATTTTTCAAACTCATAATAGCATGATCATGTGTGCTTCACGCCAGTGTGGTAAAACCAGTTTTGCAACTGTTATCCTTCTGCATACAGCACTGTTCAATGATAATAAACTGATTGCTATTCTTGCCAACAAAGGTGCAACTGCTAGAGAAATTCTCAAGCGTGTAAAAACTGCTTATGAGTGGTTGCCAGATTGGCTCAAGGGTGGTATTAAAGAGTGGAATAAGGGTTCAATTGAATTTGAAAACGGTTCTGTGATTATGGCAGAAGCATCGTCTTCTGATAACATTCGTGGTAAAACCGTTTTTCTTTTGTATATTGACGAACACGCTTTCGTTGAAAATTGGGAAGAATTCTCTGCATCAGTTCTCCCTACCCTTTCATCAGGTGAAACAACTAAAATGATCTTCACAAGCACACCAAATGGATTGAATCA